ATGTTTGTTGTTGTCGCCAACTGCCTCTGGTAAATCACTTATCATTTACCTGATAATGATATTTAACTTATTAAGATTAAAAGAAAGTAAGCAAAACAAGATACTTATTGTTGTGCCTACCACATCATTGGTTGAACAGTTGTTTAAGGATTTCAAAGATTATGGTTATAATAGTGAAAGAAATGTACACAAGATATATCAAGGCCACGATAAAGAAACAAATAAAAGAGTTATAATAACAACTTGGCAGTCAGTATATAATATGCCTAAAAAATGGTTTTCAGATATAGGTACGGTTATAGGTGATGAAGCACACTTGTTTAAGGCCGTTTCTTTGACAAAGATAATGACAAAACTTACAAAATGTAAATACAGAGTTGGTCTAACTGGTACTTTAGACGGCACAAAGACACACAAACTTGTTTTAGAGGGCCTCTTTGGCAATGTAAATAAGGTAGTATCCACAACGGAACTTATGGAGAAAGGCAAACTTGCTGATCTTAAAATATTCTGTTTGGTCTTACAACACGGTAAAACGGAAAGAGACTTTATAAAAGGCAAAACATATCAGGAAGAGATGGACTTCTTGGTATCAAATGAAAAAAGAAATAAGTATATAAGAAACCTTTGCCTATCTTTACAAGGTAATACATTATGTTTGTTTCAATATGTAGAAAAACACGGTCAAAAACTAAAAGAAATGATAGAGGAAAAAGCAGATGATAAAAAAATATTTTATGTTCACGGAGGCGTTGAAGCGGAAGAGCGAGAAAAAATTAGATTTATTACAGAAAAAAGTGACAATGCTATTATTGTTGCGTCCTTTGGGACTTTCAGTACAGGCATTAATATTAGGAATCTTCATAACATTGTTTTTGCTAGTCCTTCTAAATCTAGGATAAGAAACTTACAATCAATTGGTCGTGGTTTAAGATTAAAAGATAATGATTCGTCAGCAACTTTATATGATATATCAGATGATTTGACACACAAAGAAAAAGAAAATTACACCTTGGCACATTTTAGAGAACGGATAAATATTTACAATGAAGAAGACTTTGATTATGAAATACACAACGTGGATCTAAAGTAATGCATCAATCTATGGAAAATGTTAAAATAGTAAAACTAGTAAACGGTGACGATATAGTTTGTTCCTTTCCTAAAGAACAAACGGAACAGAAATCGCCTTTGCTTAGAATTGTTAAACCTCTATTAGTAAAGTATGTACCTCAACTTACCTCGGTAGGCATAAAAGATTATATTGCTTTAATTAAATGGGCGGCCTATACAACAGACAAGATTATTACTATTCCAAAAGATAAGATTATGACCATTACCTCTGCTAGTACAGAAATGAGTAAGAGTTATAATCATATGGCTGATAACTATGATAAAATTGATTCACCTCAAAAAGACCAGTCGTCTTATAAAAGAACGGCCTTGTCTAAAGAAGATAATCACAAACTTAATGAGATATTTGATGAAATTACAGATGATGAATATAGTGAACACACTCCACCATTATTTAAAAAGAAAACTCTACACTAGGTTACCAAAGGGATCAGGAGCTCCTACTCAAAGGGCTACACCCCTATTATACACAGAAAAGAAAAAAAGTCAATGCTCCCTCTGGCCATTGACAAATAGAACAATATAGAGTATATTATATATTATGAAAAGATCAAAAAAGAAACCGGAACATTACGTAGATAATAAGTTATTCTTGGAAGCAATGAAAGAATATCGTAAATCGGTAAGCAAATCAATAAAAGAAAAGAAAGACAAACCACCTGTAACCGATTATATTGGTAGTTGTTTTTTAAAAATAGCCAATCACCTTTCATATAGACCAAACTTTATTAATTATACATTTAGAGACGATATGATTAGTGATGGTATTGAGAACTGTTTACAATACTTGGACAATTTTAATCCAGCTAAATCAAACAATCCTTTTGCTTATTTTACACAAATTATATACTTTGCTTTTATTAGAAGAATACAAAAAGAAAAAAAGCAAGTAACCATTAAACAAAGACTAATACACGAAAACAATTTAGATGACTTTTCCTTACAACCAGGTGATGATGGTGGAGAATTTAAGAGTCAGTTTAGAGAATTTTTACAAAAGAATACAAAGTTAGAAGAACCTATTAAGAAAGACAAACCAAAAAAACGTAAAACTAAAACTGGTCCTTTAGGATAATTATGAAAATAGCATTACTAAACGACACCCATTTTGGTTGTCGAAACGACTCACCAGCGTTTATGAACTATCACAATCGTTTTTATGATGAGATATTTTTTCCTTATATAGAGAAGAATAATATAAAAACACTTGTACATTTAGGTGATGTTGTTGATAGAAGAAAGTTTATCAACCACAATACAGCACATAACTTTAGAGATAAGTTTTGGCATAGAATATCCGATTTACAAATAGACACACATATTATCATTGGTAACCACGACACTTATTACAAGAACACAAACGAAGTAAATGCTATTGAAAACTTAAACATAGGGCCTGATATAAAGATTTACACACAACCTAGAGAGGTTGATTTTGACGGCACACTTATACAATTCTTACCTTGGATTTGTGATGACAACTATGATGATTCAATACACGCTATAGATCACTCAAATGCCGATATATGTTTTGGTCATTTAGAGATAAAAGGTTTTGAAATGCATTCTGGTCATATGAACGAACACGGTTTAGAATCAGGTCAATTTAAAAGATTTGAAAAAGTAATATCTGGTCACTTTCATAAAAAATCAGATGATGGCCACATTTATTATCTAGGAACACAATACGAGATTATGTGGTCAGACTATAACTGTCCAAAAGGTTTTCATATATTTGATACAGAAACAAGAGAGTTAGAAAGAATAGACAATCCTCTAAAGATATTTAAAAAGTTTATGTATGATGACACCAAGTACGATTACACACATCAAAGATTAGAAAATTATGATGGTTGTTTTGTTAAGTTATTTGTGTCTCAAAAAACAAACGAAGAAATGTATAGTAAATTAATTGAGAAATTTTACAATGAAATAAATGTACACGAACTTGTAATTGTAGAAGACCCTACTGATATTAGAACAACAGTAAGAGAAGACATACTAGACCAAGGCGAGGACACACTTACCTTTTTAAACAACTATATTGAACAAGTAGATAGTGATTTAGATAAAAGTAAACTAAAAGAATTTGCTAAAGAACTTTATGTGGAGGCAAGTGAATGAAAAAAATGGATTTAAGTAAATTTCATAAAACCGAAGAAGAATCAGCCCCAGAAACATTTGATAATAAAAAAGGTACAGTAGGATTTAGTTATATGAATTGGGGGCCTTTTGTTTTGAAAACAAAAATGCCTGATTACATTGTCAAAAAGTTAAAAACCGAAGGCAATAAAGCAAAGGTATCTTACAATGCTCATCTAGCCGGCCAGATAGATAATCAGTTTTTATATCCACAAAAAGTACAAGAATGGTTTTATACAGAGATAAACCCCATAATACAATCATACAGAAAAGGCCATTGTGGTTTTCACGGCATAGAAGAAATAAATTTAGAGTTAAGAGCAGACGATTTATGGGTTAATTATATGAAAGCTGGCGACTTTAATCCTAAACACACACACGGTGCTGATTATTCATTTGTATTATTTTTAGATATACCAAAAAAACTAGAACAAGAACAAAGTAAATTTGAAGGGACATCATCAAAACCAGGTTCGTTAATGTTTGAATATACACAACAAGCAAGACCAAAATGGGCAACTACCGGCATACAAATTGAACCAAAAACAGGAGATTTTTATATGTTTCCTGCTATGTTACAACATTGGGTCTGTCCATTTAAATCTAATATAACTAGAATAAGTGTGTCAGGCAATATAAGAATTTTAAACAAACATAAATTACCCATTGATTACTTTTAAAAAAATAAAATATAAAAACTTTTTATCTACTGGTAATACACCAATAGAAATAAATTTACATAGGTCAAATACAACTTTGATTGTTGGCACCAACGGCTCCGGTAAGTCAACTTTATTAGACGCTTTGTGCTTTGTATTATTTAATAGACCATTTAGAATTATTAAAAAAGAACAAATGGTCAACACAATAAACCAAGGTGATTGTGAGATAACAGTAGAGTTTGATGTTGGTACTAAAAAGTTTAAAATCATAAGAGGTATTAAACCAAATATATTTGAAATATACCAAGATGGCGAACTTATAGACCAAAACGCCTCCAACATAGACTATCAAAAATACCTAGAAAACAATATAATGAGATTAAATTATAGATCATTTTTACAGGTTGTATTATTAGGTTCATCATCATACGAACCGTTTATGAAAATGAAACCTAGATACAGACGAGAAGTTGTGGAAGAAATATTAGACATTAGAGTTTTTGGTCTTATGGATTTAATACTACGACCTCAACAATCAGAATTAGTAAGAAACGTATCAGATTTAGGTCATCAATGTGATTTGATAGAACAAAAGTATGATACTGAACAAAAACACTACAAAGCTATTTCCGACTTAAACCTGAACGACCTAGAGGGTAAAAGGAAGACATTAGAAAAGAATAAA